CTGAACGAAGAGTTTGGTGTTGAAATCTCTAGGAGTAGAGTTTCAGTTTGGTTACAGGGGTTAGCCAATGAATAAAGAACTAGCAAAACTCTTAGCTGAAGCAGAAAGCGAACAGATTAAAGAGCTTAAGAATACTAATCAACGCTTGTTAAAGCAGATTGATAAGTTAAAAGATAAGAAAGCTGACTTAGTTGAAGCAGTATATACAGGTGCAAGAGATGGTATATCTACGCTAGATATTCCTAAAGTCAAAGCACCAGCTAAAACAAAGGGAAAAGGAGAAGAAATATGTGTGCCCTTACTTAGTGATATACAGCTCGCAAAGAGAACACCTACTTATAACAGTGAAATAGCTGAAGAAAGAGTAGTAAGATACGCAGAAAAAATAATTAAATTAGCACGAATACAAAGAGCAAGCCACACTATAAAGAAGTGTGCAGTTCTTTGTCTTGGCGACATCGTGGAAGGTGAACTCATATTCCCAGGGCAAGCCCATGAGATTGACAGTTCACTTTATAAGCAGGTAACTGTAGATGGACCAAGAATATTACACAAGTTCTTTAGTACATTACTAACAGAATTTGAAGAGGTGGAAGTCTATTGGGTAATAGGTAACCATGGAGCATTAGGGGGTAGGTCAAGAAGAGACTATAACCCTGAGAGTAATGCTGACCGAATGTTAGGAAAGATACTAGAGACTATGTTTGCTGGAGAAAAGCGAATTAAGTTTATAGTTCCTGACAAGACCTGGTACTTAGTAGCAGACTTAGGCGAGAGAGCAAAGTTTCTTTGCTTTCATGGAGATAACATTAGAGGCAGTATGGGATTACCTTTCTATGGTTACAATAAAAAAATCTTAGGTTGGAAATCTCTAGCAGCTAATGGCTTAATGGAAGACTTTACTCACGCAGTATGTGGTCACTATCATACACCAACTAACTTGTACATTAATGATACAAGAGTTTGGGTTAATGGTAGTACTGAAAGCCACAATGGTTATGCACTTGAACAGTTAGCTAGTATGGGTAGACCATCACAGCATTGTTTATTTGTTAAACCAAGTAAGGGTGTTACTGCTGAGTATTTAGTAAACCTAGAGGAGTAACATGGCTGATGTTGAAGCAGTTGAATTTGCAGGAGTAGGTACTATACCTAAGCTTCTTGTAAAAGAAAACGGCAAGTATAGTCACATACCTATTAAGGTAGGTGTAACTAGAATTGATGACATAAAAACAGAAGAAGAATAATATAAATAAAGGAGGCGTAAATGGCGTTTAATTTAGATAACTACGAGACAGTAGAAGACAGACTAAAAAAGTTTTGGTCTGATAATCCTAATGGTAGGATTGCTACATTCATTAGCAACATAAGTGAAGATGGACATATGGTTGTTATAGGATGTGAGGTATATAAGAATGAAGAAGATGCAAGACCTGTAAGCACAGGGTATGCACAAGAGTATAAAGGACAAGGTGGATTTGCTAACAAAGAAGCTTGGTTAGAAAACTGTGAGACATCTGCTATAGGTAGAGCTCTAGCTAACTGGAAGTATCAAG